GCTAGGGATAATTCTCTGGCCTTATTTAATTCTTAGGAGGAAAAAACAATATGAAACCAATGAAAGTGGATTTTGGAGCAAAAACGTTATCTCTTGTACTAGATGGAAGTGCGACTGTAGACATTGAGAAGAAATTAGGAAAATCGTTGTTCGGAATTATGATGACTGGTAACGGTGGAATGAAAATGCCTCGCTTAGGAGAAATGCTAACCATTTTGCATTCAGCGAACCAAACAGCAAACATTAAGTCTGCGGATATGACGAAACTATATGATGAATATATTTCTAAGGGCGGATCGATGATGAAGCTATTCGAAGTCATCCAAGAATTGATGGAGAAGGCAGGTTTTTTCGAGTCGGAAACGACGGACGAAGAAGACCTAGTTGGGGAAGAGAAAAACGAGGAAGAGAGTCTAGTATAGGTTTCTCTTCCTTTTCTGATTTGCTCCAAGAGATGTATCCCAAAGCAGTAGAAGCTGGAATACCTGCGGAAAAATACTGGTCAATGACCTATGAAGAAATTGTTCTACAAGCTGAAGCAAACGTTGCGATTAGAAAGCAGCAGCTAGAAGAAAAAGCCATGATGGATTATAAAGCAGCACAATTGAATGCATATGGTTTTAATGATCCGAAGAAAATGCCTAAACCAGATCAACACTATCCATTCTTGAAAAAGGAAGATAAGCAAGAACCGACGAATCAACCACAAGCATGGGAGATCAATAAAGCGCGTATGCTCGAACGGACGGAACTAATCAAGGCTACCCGACAACGCAAAAATAAACAGGAAAAGGAGGGGATAGATCATGGAACTGGATAGACTTGAAGTCGTCTTCGATGGCGACCTGAGTCCTATTGAGGAAAAGGTCGCTCGATTTGAACAAAAGATGGACTCAATGATGAGTCGAGTCAAAGGTTCATCTAGTCAAGGAATGGATGCGGTAGAAAAAAACTTATCGGATTCTAAAGGGTTCGATAAGTTTACCAAGCAAATTGAGAAAATGAATTCAAATTTTGATTCTATGTTGAAGCGGATGAATCAGTCTGCGTCAAGCAATGGTGAAGAAGTTGGAAAATCACTTTCTGCAGGTGTCTCTAAAGGCGCTGTCAAAATGACGAAAGATGTCCAAACGGCAGTTGATAAAGTGAACACGCAAATGCAGCAAGCGAAAGCAGCACAACAACGAATTTCTAATTTGCAGGCTAATAAAAACGGTGCTCGATTATCTGGTGATACGAAAAGTGAGTCTAGAATAGGCGAACAAATTTCCAAAGCACAAATTCAGATGAACAAGTCACAACAACAGGCGCAATCAATTGTGAGAGGCTTAAAATCCGAGTATGACGCTATCCCCAACTCCTTATCAAGCATTTCGTCGAAGATGGAAGGCAACGAACGTCAAATCGAGTCTATGAGAGCCAAAGTCAAGTCGCTGAAAAATGAAATGAAGATGCAACAAACAGAAACAGGAAGCTTTGCATCCGGCAAGTGGAAAGCAACAGGCATTCAAGATACGCCACAATCAACAAAAACTGCTGAAGCGATAACCAAACAATCAGCGAAAATGGAGAAGTTGATTGCAGACAATGATGCTTTACAACGTTCATATGCTCAGTTGGAAGATCGATCGGGCATTTTAAAGACAGCCTTGTCTGGTGTAAACACGGAACTTAGTGAACAGCCTGTTAAGGCACGTATGGCGGCCAATGGGATGAGAAACCTTTCAGGATCAACGAGACAATCTGGAGGGCTATTCTCTAGGTTCAAAAATCTTGTAAGTAATTCTTTCAGTGGTTTTGGCAATCTTTTTGATCGACAATCAAAGCAAGTCACTAACGGAACATCTAGAATGTCTCAGGGTATGAGCGGTTTTGGCCGATCCATGAAAATGCTATGGTCACAGTTGTTCTTGTTCACTTTCTTGTATCAAGGAGTTATGACACTAGCAGGAGGGCTTTTTAAAGCGTTACAAACGAACGCACAGTTTTCAGCTAGTTTAAATCAAATAAAAGTCAATTTACTAACGGCGTTTTATCCAATCTACCAAGCAGCGTTACCAGCGATAAATGCATTAATGTCAGCATTAGCTAAAGTTACGGGCTACATTGCTGGATTTATATCCACGCTTTTCGGAATGAACATCGGCGATGCATTTAATGGAGCGCAAGGATTAATGAACAACGTGCAAGCCCTAGATGATACGGGTAATGCTGCATCTGATGCATCAGACGGATACGATGAGATGGCACAATCCATACGTGATTCTAATAAGCAACTAAAAGCACAACATGACCAAACTGAAGCGGCAAGAAAAAAAGTCAAAGAATATAAACGATTACTAGCAGGGTTTGACGAATTAAATATTTTAGATTTTAGCAATGACTCTGATGAAGATTTCTCGGACCCTTTTGTACCGCAAGAAATTCCTTCGAAACCTAAGAATCCTAATGCTGGAGGGAGTAAAGCGCCTTGGGCTGATTTTGGTTCAGCAACAGTTCCAGAAACGCCCAAATGGTTAACGGACTTTGCCAAAAAATTTAAAGATATTATGTCTCAACTTTTTGACCCTATAAAAAAAGCCTGGGATGCACAAGGTCAAAAAGTCATTGACGCATGGAAATACGCTCTTAGAGAAGTTGTCGGATTGATTCAAGCGATAGGTAAATCGTTCATGGAAGTTTGGACCAATGGAACCGGGCAAAGGTTTGTTGAGAATCTTCTAATCCTCTTGGCAGATGTACTAAGTATTATTGGGGATATTGCAGGTGCCTTTAAGAGAGCTTGGGAAGACAATGGTCGAGGAACAGCATTAATCCAATCGATTTTCGATATGTTCAACTCTATATTAGAGTTGCTCCATCAAATTGCAGTATCATTTAGAAACGCTTGGAATGACGGAGTGGGCGAACGTATAGCAGCAAATATTCTTGAAATATTTACAAACATCAACAATACTATTAGCAATTTGGCCGATCGTCTTTCAATTGCGTGGCAAACTGGAAACATCGGTGAATCGATATTTAGACGTATTTTAGGTATTATTGAAGGTTTACTAGTAAATATTAATAATATTACGAAAGCAACAGCTGAATGGGCTAAAAAGCTCGATTTCACCCCTTTGTTACAGTCAATAGATGGATTGTTGAAATCAATACAGCCGTTAACCAAGAATATCGGTGCTGGTCTGGAATGGTTTTATAAAAATGTTCTATTGCCATTAGCAGGCTTTACAATAGAAAAGCTGATTCCAGCATTCTTTGATGCGTTGGCGGGAGCGATTGATCTCGTAAATGGCATTATAAATGGTTGTAAACCGGCTTTTGATTTCTTGTGGAACTCTATATTAAAACCACTAGCTGAATGGACCGGAGGTGTCATAGTAGATGTCTTGAAAAAGCTAGGGGATACTCTTTCAAACATTGGTAATTGGATATCAGAACACCAAGAAGGTTTTTCAAACTTTGTAATAGTTATCGGATCATTTGCTACAGCATTAGGACTGGTAAATGCAGCGCTAGCAATTTGGAACACAGTTGCGGTTATTGCCACGGGAGTTACTGGAGCTTTAGGGGCAGCTATTGCTTTTCTTACTAGTCCAATTGGGATTGTAGTAATAGTCATTGGCACTTTAATTGCGGCTGGAGTACTACTTTATAAGAATTGGGACGTTATCGAAGAGAAAGCTGGACAATTAAAAGATTGGATCGGCGAAAAATGGGATGCAATAAAAAATGCAACCTCAACGGCTTGGGATAACGTAAAGAATTGGACATCAGAAAAATGGGAAGCTGCAAAGAATGCAGTTACTTCAAAAGCCAATGATATTTATAATGCTGCTAGAGATAAATTTACCAACACAGCTAACACTGTTCGTGATAAGGCAGGACAGGCAAAAGATTGGGCAGAAGAGAAGTTCAGAAATCTCGCAGATGGAACAAAAAGTAAATTTGATGATATAAGATCTTCAGCACAGTCAAAATGGTCTGACATATCAGAAAAAGTTCGATCTGGTGCAGAAACGGCTAGAAGTAAAGCTGAAACGGCATTCTCATCTATGAAAGATAATCTCGGAAAATCATTGCATGGGGTTAAGGATACCGCCTCTGAAGTATTTGGGAAGATTGGCGGATGGGCAAAAGATTTACCTGGAAATATCGCAAAAGGCTTATCTGATGGTCTACAGTCTATTAAACAAGCGATGAATAATATTGCGAATGGATTAGCCTCTGGCATCGGTAAAGGTGTTAACGGCATTATCTCAGGAGTTAACTGGGTGATGAGTAGCTTGGGTGCTGGATGGCGACTATCATCTTGGCAAGTTCCATACTTTAGTTATGCAACAGGCACTAATTCACATCCTGGCGGATTAGCTATGGTAAACGATGGAAGCGGCAGCAATTGGCGTGAAATGTATAAATTGCCGAATGGACAAATGGGTATGTTTCCAAATCAAAAAGACTACATGGTCAATCTTCCTAAAGGGACACAAGTATTAAATGGTAGAGATACTAGTAACTTTATGAGTAACATTCCTCATTATAAGGGTGGATTAATTGATAGTGTGAAAGATTTCTTCGGGTCAATAAGTCCTAGTTCGTTACTAGACAG